CTTCGGACACAAATTAGATGATATGGCTCATGCTATCCACAAAATGGAAACATTAGGGTTCGAACCTGTTGTGGTAACGTGGGACAGATATGGTGATAAGTTTGATAAGATAGAAACACATACACAACCCACTCCACAATCTCAGGGAATGGATTGTATGAACTTATTTTTACATTCTAAGGATTTGGCCTTTACAAAGTTAAAAAGAAGAAAGATAGGGGCTGTAGCAAATTGCCACACCATTCCAACCTTATGGGATTGGAACTTAACTAATTCCGATTGGGAAAAGTTATTTGATTTTGAAGCACATTCAGATTATGTGGATGATGTAATACAAAAAAGATATAAAGAGTTGTATGGAACTAAAGATTCAAACGAGCAGAACATTTCTGGACTTACTGAATGATGATAGGATAGCTATCTTACAGGGTGGTACTCGTTCGGGTAAATCCTATTCAGCAATCCAATACCTTATTACCAAAGCATTAGAAGAAAGAAATGTTCTAATATCGGTAGTAAGAAAATCATTCCCATCACTTCGTATTTCTGCTATGAGGGATTTTAAATCAATCCTTAAACAGTGGGATATATGGGAGGATGAAAATTGGTATGCTTCTGAAAACTCATACACATTTGATAATGGTTCATCAATTGAATTCCTATCGGTCCAAGATTCGGAAAGAAGAAAGGGTACTAAAAGGGAATACCTTTTTATAGATGAGGCAAATGAATTAGATTACGAAGATTATTTCCAGCTATCCATTCGTACAACTGAAAAGATTATAATCGCTTATAACCCTTCATTTGCAACTAACCATTGGATATTCCAACAGGTACTTACGCACCCTGAAGCTCAAAGATACATTACTACTTACAGAGATAATCCATTCTTAGATGATACTTTGGTAAAAGAGATTGAGCGATTAGAAAAAACCTCACCATCGTATTGGAAGGTTTATGGATTGGGATTGGAAGGTGTAGTAGAAGGATTGGTGTTTGATAATGTAGAAGTGGTAGATATCATACCTGAAGAAGCTGAATTAATGGGATATGGGATTGACTTTGGTTATACGAATGACCCAACCGCTTTAGTTGCCCTTTGGAAAACGGCAGAAGGCATCCTATTTGATGAGGTTTGTTATATGAAGGGGTTACTATCCAATCAAATCTCAAACTTCATTAGAGCCGCTTATAATCAATGGGGAAAGAAAGAAGTAATTGCAGATTCATCTGACCCAAGACTAATTGAGGAAATCTTTAGAAATGGAATCAACATCAAACCAGCGGTGAAAGGACCTAATTCAATATTAGCTGGAATAGATATAATGAAACAACATAAGATTTATATTACTAAATCCTCACAAAATGTAATTGATGAATTCTATTCGTACACCTATAAAAAAGATAAGAACGAAGAATTCCTCAATGAACCAGTAGATACTAACAACCACGCAATCGATGCATGTAGGTATATCTCAGCGTTCAAACTAAGTAACAAAAGAAAGAACTATGGTTCTTATACACTCTCAATACGATAAATTATGGCTAAAGTACACGGAAAAGTAGATGATACACCAAAAGAAATGAATGTAGAAGATTTGACAAATGAACAAATCATGCAATTGGCTCAATGGGCAAATATACTAAACGAAGAAAATAAAAATTTGAAAGGTTATATTGTACAACTACAAGCTCAATTACAAAAAGCAAGAGGGGATAGAGCAGTAGCTCAATATAATTTTGATAAATTAAACTCACAGGTAATCACTACCGAAACACACGTAACATCGGATTTACATGAGTAAGAAGATAGATTTAGAAATTAAAGTTCCAACTTCATGGAGCGCTGTTCCTCTTAGAAAGTATCTAACCTTAATGGCGGATATGGAAACATATAAAGATACTGAAGAAGCAGTAGAAGCTGCTATGTTCTATCATTTATGTGATGTACCACCTAACTACCTAACTAAGTTAGATATATCTATATATACAAATATACGAAAGGAACTTTACAATTTAATTAACATCTCTGATGCTCCATTACAAAGAATCATTACTATTAATGGAAAACGATATGGATTCGAACCAAACTTAGCAGAAATGGAATATGGTGCTTATTTGGACTTGATGAAATATAAAGAGGTAAACATCGATGAGAATTGGGCAGAGATAATGAGTATCTTATATAGACCTGTAAAAAACACTATCGGCAAGTTATATGAGATAGAAACTTATTCAGGTAAAATAGATAAAGAGTTATTTATGGATGTAACTATGGATGTACACTTTGGAGCCATGTTTTTTTTTCTCAATACCTTAATGGACTTGTTGAAAGATATCCAGAGCTCTATGAAGGAGGAGTTGCAGAAGAAGGTGCCCAACTTAGATACAACTTTGATAAAAAATGGGGTGGGTATTCATCGGTTCATCAACTTGCCAAAGGTGATATCCTAAGATACGATGAAGTATTAGCATTACCATTGGAAAAAGCTCTTTTGTTTTTAGCATATGAAGCTGATTCCGCATTATTACAAAATATGTTACATAAGGAAATGATGAAGAAGTACAAATAAGAGTTCTCATACATTTTCGATTAACATTGTTAAAAATATAAACTGATAATGAAATTAAAGACCGTTCAATTACCAATACCGAAGGAAGAACCAACTAAATCACTTTCTTCACCTAAGAATAGTAGAAGAGGTTGTCTTTGTGCTAAAGGAAATAAGTACTCGGTAAAGTGTTGTAATGGTAACTTACAAGCTCAAGGTATCGGATTAATAACAGGAAAAAACAAATGAGTAGATTAAGACCAGATAATATGCAGGGAGTTTACTTGGGTGATACTAGAGGTAGAGCAATCCCAAGAAATAATCGTAGAGGTTGTTTGTGTCCCGATGAAAATAGATATTCCAGAGAGTGTTGTAAGGGTGCGTTGATTGAGCAAGGAATTGGACAGACACAAGTACCTGGCGGACAAGAAAGAGGAGCATTCTCATCAGGTTTCTCAAACGGATTTGATATATAAAAGAATTAAAAATGGCTGAACAAACAAAAGACCAATTAAGGTTAACGAACCAAACAAATTTTCCAAACAACAATACTAACTTCATTACACCTGATAGGTTAAGAGGGTTTAATACTGATATGATTGATAGTATAGCTACTACTCAAGATTCCGCATCTTTAGCAGCTGAAACTAACAATTTACAAGCTCAGATTAATGCATTGGTATTGAGTGGTAGTGGTATTCAAGTACAAGAAGATGGTACTGCATTGGGTGTTGCTACAACTTTGGACTTTAATAGTGGTATTGAAGTTAGTGTAGCAGCGGGTAAAGCTGATATATCAGTTAATACAGCTGCATTAGTAACCTCAGCATCTTTTAACGCTTATACCTCATCAACTGATAATAGATTAGATTCTTTAGAGAGTGAAACGGGTTCATACGCAACTACTTCATCTTTAAATTCCTTTTCTTCTTCAGTAGCAACTGAGATTAACAACATAGAAACCAATATAAGCGATTTAGAAGCAGTTACTGGTTCTTATGCTACTACATCATCGGTAAGTGATTTATCTTCTTCCTTAGAGGCTAGAATTACAACGGATGAAGGCAATATCACCAATAACACAAATAGAATACAATCCTTAGAGAATGAAACCGGCTCATACGCTACAACTGGTTCAAATATCTTTAATGGAAATCAAACAATTAACGGAGATTTATCCGTAAGTGGTACATTAACCGCAAAAGAAATACATACACAATACGAAACTTCATCTATTATTTATGCTAGTGGTAGTACCAAATTTGGAGATACCTTAGATGATTTTCACCAATTTACAGGTTCAGTAACCATTACTGGTTCATTCCAATCTACATTATTAGAAGGATATGCTTGGGTAGGTGGAAGTGGAAATATTTCTACTTTAGTAGCAACGGGTTCATTTATAGCCATTGGAACTTCGGGTACTTCAGGTACATCTGGAATAGATGGTACAAGCGGAATTGATGGCACTTCAGGTACATCAGGAGATTCTGGAACAAGTGGAACGAGTGGAGTAGATGGCACATCAGGTGTGGACGGTACATCAGGAACGAGCGGAGTGGATGGAACTTCCGGCGTAGATGGCACCAGCGGAACATCAGGTGTAGATGGCACATCTGGGACTTCGGGTGACAGTGGTACATCCGGAGTTGACGGTACAAGCGGTACAAGCGGAGATAGTGGTACTTCTGGAACAAGTGGGGTTGATGGAACCTCTGGAGTAGATGGAACAAGCGGAACAAGCGGAGTTGATGGAGACAATGGTACTTCAGGTACTTCGGGTGCAGATGGGACAAGTGGAACTTCTGGCGCTGATGGTACGAGTGGTGTTGATGGAACATCAGGAACCTCTGGAGTAAATGGAGACAATGGTACAAGCGGTACAAGTGGAGCAGATGGCACTTCAGGTACTTCTGGAGCAGATGGTACATCCGGCGTAGATGGTACATCGGGTACCAGCGGAGTTGATGGAGATGCAGGAACAAGTGGTACATCTGGCGCTGATGGAACATCAGGCACATCGGGTGCTGATGGAACTTCAGGAGTTAATGGTACAAGCGGTGTTGACGGTACAAGTGGTAGTTCAGGTACATCTGGATTATTAAACCTCACAGGCGATACCATTGGTGGTATTATTACTTATGCAGGAGATGGAAGTGGTTCGGTACAATCTAAAGTAACTTGGGATGGTACATCATTAAATGTAGATGGTACATTAGTAGCTAATGAAATCCATACTCAATACCAAACATCCTCAATCATATACTCATCAGGTTCAACTAAGTTTGGTGATACCTTAGATGATTTCCATCAGTTTACTGGTTCGGTATCTATTACAGGTTCTTTATCAATGGAAGGTAATGCAGTAGCATCACTAACCGCAAGTTGGGCTGAAAACGCTAT